CATACTACGATGCTACCACATTACCATCGATACTCAAGGGTGTCCAAATACAGTAAAAATCTACCTGTCCTGCGGTTGTGTTAGCGGTCTTAGTGGTCATTATGATGTCGTTCCCATTCAAAAGATATTCTGGGAAGTTATCTGCAGCTGCCACTGCCTCTCCTGATATAAAGTAGGTTGCGGGTGTTGCGTTATTCAACCATATCATTCCTGCGTCAAGACTGGTCATGGTCGTGATTGGCATAAAGATTGCAGTTGCTCCTGTGATCCCAACCTCATCAGTTGAACCTGCGCCTGTACAGTCAACATTACATACAGCAATTAGTTGAACCTTTACCAATCCAGTAACAGTAAACAATACTCCACCATCCAGTGCGCCACCGTCATTTCCCCATGTGTCAGCAGTAGCACCTGCAAAGGTTACTGATTTTTTCGTAATAATTCCTGCATTCGTTATGGGTACTCGGTTACCATCTCTGTAGAAAGTTTCTGTTATTGTTGCCATAAGTAAAAGGATTGATAACTCATACTTACCCCCAATTCCTTAGAGGTAAGGTCAATCATCAATTTACATCAATGTCTGCAAGAAAGTTACCCATGTATTTGCTGCTGAACAGTAGCTAATACATTCCATATGCTTTCCAGTTGTTACCGCTGCCGTCCCACCCACTAGAGTATGATCTGTAGCTGGCGTTATAGTAGCTGTTTGATTACCATAGTTGTAGTATGTCCAGCGGATGGTTGATCCGACTGCAACACCAGGAACCCCCGCGCTCATAGCAGTACCCGTTGGTACGGTCACTGTACCAGCACCAGTCTTAGAATTGTGAGTAATGATTCCACCAAGAAGCTGTGCGATTGTTGGTGTACCATTTTGAGCATCAATTACAGTTACCGTGGACTGTTGAACACCTTGTGGTGCATAGTTTACAGCACTTGACGTGACTGATCCTGTGGCTGTGATAGCTCCTGTTACCGCCAATGTAGAACCTAATACTACTGCTTTATCTGTATTCAATCCGTTGTACTTTACCACTGGCAAAGCATCTTCCAATAAAATAGACATAGTTTTTATATTCTAACCCTCCTGAATTGAAGTTATCTTCTCGTCAAGGGTAAACTTTTAATATGGGGGGCGAGTAAACACCCACCCCCCAACAATCATTACGGTAAATTCAAGTTGACTGGAACTACCACTCCACTCGAAAGTGCTCTCATAGCATGACCGACAGTATTACACTTGCCAGTTCCCGCTACGTTAACACCAACTGATCCTGCTGCCGCTCCAGGAACACCAACATCTGATCCAACTGCTCCTGTTGAGTTATCTGCAAGAACACCAGCCACACCTTTCGTCTGTATCCAGCCATATTCGCCAGAGGCGACTGGGTAGATACATACTCCTACTGGAGTACCTGTTAGGGTTGTTGGACACTTCACTATACCAGAGTAAGGTGATCTGCGTGCCGTAACCTTTGTAGAGGTTGTCCATGCGGTTCTTAGAGGTCGATCAATTTGAAGAGTCCAAGACGAGCCGCTAGTAGCTGTCCCATGACCAACAATTGTGTATTCCTCTCCTAGACCTGGAGTAACTGAAATCGTAAGAGTACCACCAACAAACTGTCCTGCAGTTACTGAGGTTGTTCCGTTTGTAAGGGTCACTTCTCTCACACCTGCCGCTAATGCCGCAGGTACTGTCATGCTATCAAACTGCGTATCTACCGCAGAAGATTGCATGATATCTCCCACAACACCGAGTTCACCAAAAAGAGCATAGCGAAACGCTTTCCCATATCGACCTTTTATTTCTTGTCCCAATTCATGCTGATAAGCAGGTTGAGTCGAAGAACTATAGATGTCAACAGAGGCGAGTATCGCTGCTCCTGTTATGCTTGCCATATTTCTATATTTTAATTTTTAATAAAACTTTCTTAAACTCCAGTCACACCTGTCAATTTACCACTGCGTCGTATCTGAGTTGGAACAAGTTGTCCGATCACATAGTAACGAGCAATCATACCTGCTTGATTTGGAATCATCATGTATGGGGTTGCAAAGAATCCGTTAAATTGTGAGGGCATATACTCATTCGCTGCTGCGACACCTTCGAGAGTCTTAGGCTCACCGAGGGTAACTTTTTCGATCATTCCACGATATTCATCGGGTACGATAGTTCTACCCATCCACTTGAAATATCGCTCATTAAGCATGTATACCACTCCAGGGGTACATGCATCATCTTTCAGTACAGGTCGTCCTCTATAAGAGAGAACAGTAAATCCTGCTGCACCTTTCAGATCAGATACCTTAGAGATACCTTCTCCACGAAGTGCAAGGGCGTTGTACCCTACTGCTGCATAATCAGCTCGTACTTGTGGGGCAAGAAGCTGTTCATACAGACTCCAAACAGTCTTGGTCGTAACCAAGATATTCGGCTCTTCACTTTCAAGACCTGCTGCTGATGCACCGTCAAATACGGTTGCGAGCTTTGCAAGAGTCATTGTTCCACCTGACGCTAACACATACGCATCGAGCTGGTCACCATAGGTTGAGCGAGTAACACCACCAATCGTGAGATTGTTAGTACCATCGTCAACGATAGCTTCTAAGCCGAGAGGCTTATTTGCTGTTCCAGTGCCATAGATTGCAGAACCCAGGTCTTGTACTGCTTCTGCTCGTGCCTCCTCTAGCTTATTCGCATCCAAGTTAATCACGCCGTATTCTCCCGCGTTAGCAAAAGACTCAAGCATGATTGAGACTGCTGGGATGGTGTAAGCAGTGTGACCAAACGATGTTGTTACATACGTATTGCTTGCCGAACTGTTAAGCGTTTCAAGACCAACAAAGAATTGTCCCTGTCCTGTGGTTGAGATTTTGTGCGTTACATCATAGGTTTTGCCCATGAATGGAACACCACGACCCATCAACCGTGCAAAATAGGTGCGTGAGTTGAGAATAGAGTCAACAACCTTCGCATGGAGTTTGCGTTGGGTTAATGCATCTACTCTGGCTGCTGTTGCGATTCCATCTACTGCCATAGTTAGAAAATTAAATAATAAAAAAACCCGCGTCAAGCGGGTGAAATACCGTTATCTTTTTAGTTGGTTAATTATACAGTCTTTTTTTGTCTAGTGCAATAAATCATGAAAACCTTTATTGTGTATGTCCTCATAACTGAATGTGTCAGAGTTTGTCGGTGATACCTCTGCGGTAGCTCCTATAATGGGTGCGTCTGCACCTGCTACTTCTTTTCGAGGTGGTTTATATCCTATGGTGTAAAACTCTATAAGGTTTGTCACGATAGGCTTACCTTCTTTGTTTCTCTCTTGATTATAGTGATGTAATTGTGCCCAGAAATCCTTTTGGGTCTTTAATCCTTCATCATTCTCATCTTTCGGATTAGTTACCTTGGGTAGTTTGCCTGTAGCACGAAGGGTATATATTTGCTCATCCCAGATTGTATTCAGTTGTTTGTTATATTCTTCTAATTGGTTTTTTTGTTCCTCTTCTTTAGCCTTTTGTTCTTCTGCTTGTTTATTTAATTTATCTTCTAATCGTTGTAGTGCAACTTTTGCTATATTTTCCGCAAGCTCATCGTATGACTTGGGATTGCGTCCTTCTCGTTCCCATTCCCATACGGATTCAGCTTCTTTTTTAGTTAGATTATATTTCTGTTCGATTGCTTCTACAGCTTCCGCCTTAGCCTTAGTAGCTACTTCTTCTTTGAGCTGATCGGGGTCTATATCTACCGTAGGTTCTTCAACTGGCTTTACTTCTTCTTCCTTTACAACTTCTTCTACCTTCTCTTCGGTTATTTCTTTTGCTTTTTCCTCTACGGGATTCTCTTCTTCCTCGCCTATATATTCTTGATTCATTTTAGCTTTGAGGTCTTTAAGTTCTTGCTGTGCCTCTGATAATTTAGGAGTAGGTTCGGGAGCCTTTTTTGTTTTTGCCATAAGAAATTTATGAATAATATCTATTATATCAGAATGCCTGGGAATACGTGCCATATACGAGCGTGGTAGCTCTTGCTGTCCATGCGTCTGCGTATGTGGTTACGGTTGGATTATTGGTAACGGTTGCGTATGTCATGGCTTTTGATGTCGAATCTATACTTACAATGAGCCATTCTCCGTCTTTTGATTCTTTGCCAAGATAGGTTAATGTCGCAGATACTGGATCCCATTGGTTTAGACCGAATTTACTAAGTGTCTGAGTTACTGAGGCGGAGTTCAGAAGTGAGTCTACATACAACCGATGTGTGGTAGGATCAACATATACAGGCACAGTAGTACCTGTCCCCAGTGATGTCTCACCAAGCAAACCAGTCACTCTATTCTCGTCTCGTTTAGCTTGTGACATAATTATTCTGCAACTTCTCCTTTATCCTCTTCGCTTTTAGCGAGTTCTTTTTCCTTGCCTTTGAGTTTGAGGATTGCTTTTGAAAGATTATCTAGAGTAGTATCGAAATTCATTTTACCACTACAATAGAGATCATCAGCCGCCATTACGAGTACGTGTACAGCTTCAAATGATTCTTGTCGCTCACTTTCATTGTCTTTTTCCTTCATGGATTTCACCAGAGGATTCGTACCAACAATGTCTCTGAGTCGCTTGTTATCTTTTGGATTATCGAGAAAGTGCATATTATTTACTCCTTTTTTTTGCCTCGCTAAGTGCAATGGCAATAGCTTGGTCTTTACTGGTAACTTGCTTACCTGAGCCTGATTTCAATTCACCTTTTTTATATTCTCCCATAACTTTCTTTATTTTATATTTCTTTTTCATACTTGCGGTTGAACTGGTAATGGATTAGCTGACGGTTGTGGTTGCTGTGGGGGTTGTTGTGATGCTTGTACCAGTGATTGTGCATACGTAGCTATAACTTGCTGTATTTCAGGGGGTAAGGCTTGAAAGTCAGGGGATTGTAAGAATTGGTCTATACCAGCCACATAGGCAGGGTCTAGTGGTTGTGGTATAGGCGGTGTCTGCCCTTGGCTCAAAAGGGCAAGGTCTGTTGTTAGTTGTTGAGAGCCCTGCGGTGAGGAATTTGAAAGACCGCCCAGTGCCGAGACTTGTTGCTCCGTTGTTTCTAACCCCTGTACGTATTTAGTGAGATATAGGTCAGGACTTTTCATGAACAGCAGTAATCGCTCTGTGCGTTCTTTCGGATTGCTCACTTCTGCATCTTCAAAGAATGTGAGGGGATCAGTCAATTGCATTTTAGCTCTCTCGTATGCTTCTCGTTTACGCTGTATCTTGTCTACGCCTGAAGCATGTACAATAACCTCCATTCCATTTTCTATCTCATCATTCGCAAGACTCTGGAATATAGTTTCTCCATCTTTCCCGAGTATCTTACGCATGTGGTCTTTTGTATAGCGGAGTTTAATGAATTGCAAAGCACATCGTGCCATCCATTCTGCGGCAGGATTTATAGTGTCTTCAACTATGTCATCTATCCTTCCGAAGTCTGCTTCCCTAAGTATCTGTGAGGTGGTAGCGGTATCTGATTCTTTAATTCCTCTCGTAGTGGCATTCGTACCCATCTTCCCAAAAAGTCTGTCTCGGGACATATTAAGATCGTTGAAAAGTGCGGGGCTTGGTTGTTCTCCTGGGATAAACTTATGACTTTCTGAAAGTGAGCCATTGACAAGGGCATACTTTGATGTGTCATCCATGTCTAACTCTTCAAGGTCTTCCTTTTTCATTCCTGATCCCGTACTCCACACATGACGACCTAGTGAGGTGTCTGCAAGTCTTTTAATTTGATCGCCTCGGTCATCGATGTTCTTTTGTAAGGGTATTGACTGTTCAATTCTACTGGTCTCATCTATCGGCATGCTACCGTATTGATCGTAGCCCATGATGTAGTATGGGAACTCTGGTTTGTCAAAGTAGTTACGATAGGTTGTTTCTTGTATGGTCTGTACATTAGTCTGAAACATATCTGTCGCTAGTTCGCCTGTGAGAGGCTTTTTCTTTCCCGTGTCGTCATATTGGAATACGATTTTGTCGCCTTCCCAATCCCAGTTAGGGTCTTTCATCTTATGTAAGATCATTGTCTTATACTTCCACGCTACGCCATGAATAGGTGTATATCCTCCGTCTGTTTCTTCGTACCACACAAAATGCACTTCGTATACCTGTATCTTGGTAGACATTTTCTTTTCTTTTTGTGTGTCATCGGGATTGATGTTCATGAGCGCTAGGAGTTCGTCTTTTGTCTTGGGGAACCTCATCGTTGCTTCTTTTACCGTCATGGATACTTTCTCTGCGATAAATTCCGCATCTACGAGGTTGTTAGTTCTGCAGTTATGATCGATGATGATCTTAGATGGGTGAACGTTGTAAAACTCATAATCACCATATTTTCCTAGCTTAGGATTCCATCGAGCCTTTATGACTCCGAAAAAGTAAATAGGTACATGTTTAAATGCGATATTAAGTACTCGTCTATTGTCTCGTTTCTTTATGTCTGAGTTGACTATATCGGTGAGCTTTTCTGCTGATTTCTTGGATTGTTCTGTGTCATTTCCTGGGGTAACGAGAAGATCAGGCATGCGTGAAAGTGCAATAGGTTTTATGGTAGATTCCGCTTCGTAGAGTACGTTATCGCGATACCCTGAGTCGCTTTTGTTCTTCATTTTCTTTTTGTACTTTCCGAAAAGAAATTCCTCGTTCATCTTTTGGCGCTTTGACAGGTCTTTTTCTTTCTCATACCATGCTTCAGATAGTTTTATCTTACGATCAAAAAATTCTATAAGGACAGTATCAGAAGTGTCAAGAGTGAGCGTGTCGCTTTCTTCAAGTATATCGTCTCGCCGTAGATCGGTCATAATGACAAAAAAAACCCCAATAATAGGGGCGAATGTGCCGTAATTTATGAAATTATACTATATTTCCTTGACAAAACCAATGAAATGGTATCGAGTCTTACAATTAGGATTTTTGCATTGTACGATCATTGGCATGTTGTTAGGATGTTCGCCTGGCATCTCCATGACCACATCACCCGCATAGGTCATTACTACGTTTCGACAATTCGGGCAGAAGTATGGGTGTATTTTCTTGTCTATTTTGTATGAGAGCCATACTGTTATCGTTCGGTACGATATGTAGGGATTCATTTGTTCAACTGCAGTAGGGGAGTTTATCATTTGAATTTATTGATTGCGATAGTTTGTACGGTTTTAATTGTATGTTTTTCTTCTTCGATTTTCAATGCATATTGTCCTACATTTGCATCAATCCATTTGAGATACATTTGTATATAGCGCTCTGCGTCAAGCTGATGGTCTTCACATTCTGTATCAATGTCCTCGATATTGTGTTCATCGTATACCGCCTTGGGTAATGTCTCGATAAGTTTTCTACAGTTTTCGGTTATAAGCCAGTAGGGTAGACCATCGGGTGCTAACGATAACCAGTTATGCATGAGTGCCCATCCTGCCTCTCTTTTGTTGTTTGCACTCTTGAGCTTGTATCCATTATCTCCGAGACTTGGTCGCATTTGATCTGCGAGTGATATAGATCCATCATCCTTTTTGTTGAACATGGAAGGGTCACAGTAGATTGCTTCGAACTCGTCAAGGTTTACAGTCTCGGCTATGATCTTTCCCCATACTTCGGGGCTTTTCTCTTTGCCTGTGATTTCCTTATACGTTATGAGTCTATTGAATGCTATCCCTCCTGGGGTCTTTTCTTTCTTGATGAAGTTGGCCTCGAATGCAAATGGTGCATTATACCCCCAGTCTATACCTCCGTATTTCTTTATCTCGGGCTTTGGTTCAAATGGTCTAATGACGTGGGTACGAGTCGTAAACTCTGGGAAGAATTGCCCCGCGAATATATCCCACTCTCCATCCCGCCATGCTTTCCCAAGATCGCCTGTAAGGCTTTTGAGATAGGTTATATATTCTTCGTTGAGATACGGATTGTCAAGATAGTTTGCAGGAAAGAATGCTGTCTTTGTTTGGTTATGTTCTCGGAACGGTATCACGTAAGTCTTTTTAACAAACTCATGACCTATACCTCCTGGGTTGAATGACGTATACATCCGTGGTCGCCATCCTTGCTTTGCGGTTCTCAGTGAGCCTTTTAGCCGTTCTATTTTGTCCTCGGTGAGTTGGTTTAATTCCTCTACACCTATAAGATCGTATTCTATACCCACGTATTTATCGATGTCTCGCTCTGTTTCAAAGCCTCCTAAGAGTATACGGGATTCATTGGGGAATGAAAGGACACCACGGGATGAGTTGTAGATGTATTTTACTTTTCCTCGTACTACTTTACTGATAAGGTCTTCAAAACTTTCTTGTGCTGATTTGCCTGTCTGTCGGAGGAAGAGTGCCTTAAGACCGCTAAACCGTTGGCAATCATCAAGGGCTATTTGTGCGAAGACTGCGAATGATTTTCCTGGACCCCGAGCCCCTCCCACTCCTATATCTACTGCTTGTTCTTTTTGGTCAGAGAGTCTGCATTGTGCGTGGTATCTCATTTGCCAGGGGAAGGGGAGGTAGCCATGATTTACAAACCGAGTTATTTGATCTTCGCAGATACCTGCTTCAATTGCTCTATCGATAACGAGCACTTTGTCTTCACGAGGTATTACGTTTTGCATATGCTTCTCTAATTACTTCGTTCCATTGCATATCAATTTTGATTTCACCACTTGTATTTACATCCATAGTCTGTGGTGCTTTACCTTCTACACGATCAGTGATTTCTACAAGGTATTTTAGTTCTTTTCGTGCTTTGAGCACTGCTTGATATGCTAACTCTTGCGCCATGGTTCGTTCCTTTTCTGGGTGCTTCTGGAGCCAGTCTCGGAACTCGTCTACTTTGAGTCTTATGAGGAAGTTATACTGATAGCTAATACTGTCTTCTTTTTTCCAACCTCCGTTACTTCTTAGTTCAGGATGATCTTGAAAGCCACCCTTGCCTGTGGGGTTTGGTATGACTTTAACCTGCTTTGTGGTTTTTTGAGTGTTCATGATTATATTATACTTGGTGTCAAACTTTCCCATTCTTTTTCCCATCGGTCTGGGTAGACAAACTTTGCGTATCGTTTCCTTATAACATCAACGTATCTGGGATCAAGCTCCATGCCATAGCAGACTCTATTGGTTTGTTCACATGCGATGAGGGTAGAGCCTGAGCCAAGGAATAAATCTAGAACAATCTCGTCTTTTCGGCTGCTTGACTTGATGGCACGAGCGCAAAGGTCAAGAGGCTTGGGAGTGGCATGACCACCAACTCCTTCTCTCTCTTCCTGCGTTGCCCTGTTGAATTGCCACACTTCTGTCATGAGCGAGTGGGTATTGTCGAAATAGGCACGAGTAGACATCCACTCCGCTTTGACTTTATCGTACTCACGTTTGATGTCTGAGTACTCACGTTTGAAAGCTATACCTGCTGCATATTCCTGTAACTTCTGATATGCCTCTTCTGTAGGTAGCGACCATTGTGACTTCGTAAAGTAATGACTGCCCATCTGGTTTCCTAATGCTTCACGCCACTTCTTACTCCCCCCAACCTTTTCCATTTCACTGTTAAGGTAAAGACGGAGGGTCTCCCACCCTTCGTAATAGTTATCGCTGTTGTTATTAAACCCTTGCACCCCACCCATAACAAATAGACATTTCTCTGTAATTATTCCATAGCTACGAGCGTCTGGGTTGTTCTGTCCATCACCTAACCCGCTTGGATTCTTAAACCATGTAATCAGATTCCTGAATGTCAACTGTTGCTTTCGTGCCATTGGTTTAAGTATTTCGGAATATATGTCCATCAGTGGCTCATCTATACCCCAGCAGTACCATGAGCCGTTGTCTTTCATAAAGTCAAACGACAAAGGAATCCATTGCTTGTTGAACTCTAGCAGATCGTCATAGTTAAGGTTATCATTCAGGACACCTTCATTTTCTTTTTTCATTCCGTATGGTGGGTCTGTGAATACAAGGTCAGCATTTTTGCCACCCATTAACCTCTCGTAGCTGGTGCGAAGTGTTGAGTCGCCACAAAATACCCGATGCCGTCCCAACTGATACACCTCACCGAGCTTGCTCTTTGGCGGTTCGCTCTCGTCTACTTCTGGTGCTTCATCTTCTTCAATCTCGGCTTCTTCTCCCCAACCATCAGGAGTATCAAGCCCCCACTCTTCTAACTTCTCTTGTTCCCATTCATTGGCGAGCTTATCCCATTCCCATTCTCCGCTTTCGAGGTTGTCTTTAATAATGAACTCTTTTTGTTTTTCTTCGCTTAGGTCTACAACCTTTACTTGTGCTTCTTCTATTTTGGCTTCTTGCATGGCTCTGTATCTCATATTACCTCCGAGAATTACCATATCTTTGTTCACAACTATTTCTCGTATGTTTCTCATTTCGGGAAAGTCTTTGATTGATTGTACGAGTTTTTTGTAGTTTTCATCTCGTATGAAGCGGGGATTTGCAGGATTTGGTTTGATCTCCGAGAGTTTTACGGTGCGGATTTCCATAGAGGAAATTATATCACACCTCTCTCGGTTCTATTTTTTGCAAGATAGTTTTTCTTTACTGATCGTAGGTACTTATTTGTTA